TTGCGACCGGGGTTGCGCTGGTTAATGACCTTGGCCATATTGCGCCCGTACTTGAGCATGTCGCTGTTGGTCTTGCCGCCAGCCCTCATGCCTTTGTGCATACGTTTTTCGTGGGCCTTCACTTCGGCCTTGGCGATTTTCTTCATGCTGTCCATCATCGACTCCTTATGTCGTTGCAACCGTAATTGTGCCCAAATTTACTGTCAGAACCAAGTTGTTTGGTGTTTCAGTGGCGGTGAAAAATGAAGAACCCCCAACGGGGTTCCAGCCCCATTGAAATATGCGGCTTCCGCCTTCAACCGATCCGGTCCCCAGAGGCCCTGAACCCGTCTCAATCTGTAATCCACTGGTGCCCGACAGTCTGTAGCTGCGGTCAGGACGAGGATTCCTCAAACCTTGTGGGTCATCTACAGGATACATGCCTAACTGCAACTGCGGCTGATCGGGGTCCCAGCATTCCGGGCACACCAACAACTCGTAGTTCTTGGTCTTGATGACCTCACGGCGAAGCTGCTTGAGCATGAACCGCTGATCGCAGCGGTCACACTGGGCAATCGCATACTTACCACTGGCAAACCTATTGCCCATTAGTAAGTGCTCCCGATGAACTGCTGGCGGGGAACAAACCTGATTGCGGCCTTCTCACGATCCTCATCAGCGGCCAACTGCCACGCCTCGTCATACTGGGCCTTCAGGATTGGCAGGCGATCCATGCCACCGGGAATCTTCCCGGCGATGTAATAGGCCAGACCCGCCGCCATGCACGGGATAAACCGGAAAGGCACATCCATGATGTTTACACCGCCACCGGCATCCTGCGTCCTGCGCAGTCTCCAGTACACAAACTGATACTGTTGGGCGTTGTCGGGGGTTGGCCATACAGTGATGGCCGGAAGCTGCTGCCAGTAGACCACCGCCCCGTTGTTGTGGGATGCCGCCGTGGTATCGGCCTGACCCCTGAAACAGTTATATAGGGTATTCCCTGAGATGTACCCGTAGTTGATGATCTCAGAGTCAATCTTGATGAACCCGGTGGCAGGCAGGCCAACCACAGAGTTGAGGGTGATTTGATCGACAGTGGCGTTGATTCCGCCCACTTGGCTGATGGACAGGCCGGTCGGGCTCTGCTGGCCGTTGTACCGCTGAACCCAGACTTGGATCGGACGAGCCTGCTGAAGCTTGTTCGGCAGGGTGGCATAGGTAGAAACACTAATCCGGGTGATGGTCAGGTCGGCCTGAGTTGCCGCCACATTGGCCCCGGTACGGATCACATGCTCCAAAAGATCAATCGTGTCGGTCGGCAGAGCGTAGGTGTTCTGACCCTGCACAAGGTCAATCGTGCCCTGCTCAATGGTCCAGAGGTTGATGCCCCGGTTGGCCCAGTCAGCAAACATGATGTTTAAACTGCGACGAGCAGTACGCAAGTCGTAGCCCGTCCGCATCTCTGAACCGGCACGCTCAAACGCCTCCTCGACCAACTCTGTCAGGTCAAGGTTAAAACTGCTTGCGCCGGATGTGGTGGCCATTATTTCTTCCCCAGCTTTTCGCGTTCTTCAATCAGTTTGACTTTAACTTGAAGATCATTGATGTGGGTCATCAACTGCTCTTTTAGCACGGCCCTGCGTTCGGCACTGATCGGGCTGTCGGTCGGGATGCCCTCTTTGGTAATAAGAGCAGGCATCTGCCCCTCGATCTTGGTCAGGCGCTCAGAGAAGGACGCAACCTGCCCCAGCAGCCAAGCTAAAGCCGCCACCACGATTGGTATTACTGCTTTGAGTACGTCTGACCAAGCCATTACCTGTACCTTGCTGTTTTTGCCGCCACCTTGGGTGGTTGCTTAACAAATTGTTTTCCAACCTTTTTGCCTGCCCGCTTGGCACGGGTTGTGGCAGCATACTCGGCGGGGGTCAACGCCTTAATGGCGTTTTCAGGCAGATACCGCTCACCCGTCTTAGATGACGGCTTACCAGACTTAGTCCGCCATTTCTGAGCGGTCCAGTCTTTGAGCGATTGCTGCGGGTCTTTCACTTGTACCCACCCCCACGGGCCTTGTACTGCTTGGCCAGAAGCTGTGCCTTGCGGGCTGACCACTGACCTGCGCCCGTACCCTGCACCGCACGGGACTTGATCGACTCAAACAGCGACTTGCGCATACCCGGCTTGGTGTAGACGCCAGCCTCGTTGACCTTGGACTTGGTCGTGCCGCCAGCCGCGTACTGATCAAAGTCAGTATCGTCCCTACGGGCCTTGCGTTTCGGCCCGGGCATCTTGCTGGGGTTAATGGCCCCCATGCCACGGCTGGACATCATGATCAGGCACCCGCCATCCTGACCATAGTGCCACGAGTGTGGCCCTTGGTAATGCAGCCATCTGCGCGAGTGACGCCGCCACCAGCTTTCTTTTCAGGAGCAGCCTCAGTGCTGGTCATGGAGCCTGTGTAGGCTTCTTCCAGCTTGGGCTGCATCTTGACATCCTCAACCTCCTGACGCATACGGGCGCGGCGTTCCCGTTCTTCAGGAGTCACCACATCCGCCAGCGTAGTACCGGGACGACGGGGTTTGTAAATTTTGGCGTCTTTAGGAGTCATGATTACACCTCAATACATCTTGCACTTGGTTTTGCCTTTGGTGGCGATACCATCAGCACGCTTGGAAGCGGAAGACATACCGCCAGAAGACATCTTTTTTGACTTGGCTTTGACTGCGCCGCCTTTTTTCCTGAGCGTGAAATCTTTGCCGCCAAGGTCTCGGGTCAGAGCCCTCATAGCAGCTTCATAACCCGGAGCAGTGGGGTCAAGCCCGTAGTTGGCGGCGTTCTCGCGTAGAACCTGTTGCCGCAACTGTTCTTGCCGTGCAGTGCGTTCAGCTTCTTTTAAAGCGCCTCTAGAAGGCCCAGCCAAACGCGCCTGTGGTGCTGGCAATGCCGGAACAACCTCTGGCGGCTGACGTAGGGCAGCAGCACCACGAACAGCACGGCCAACTGGCACAAACCCGGGGACCGGCGCGTTCAGAATGTTGCCAACATTACGAGTGAACTCATTGCCAGAGACTCGCTCTCCGCCCTCTACGGTTCTAGTCCCACCCACGGGAATCTGAGCCAACATTTCTTCGCGGGTGGGGCCGCCTTGACTCTCACGACCTGCGCCAGCACCGCTTTGTGGGACTACGTCCCTACGGCGGCTTGCGTCACTATAGGCTGCGGCAGTGGTGTCAGCGGCTGCACGGGGTGTGGCGGCGCGGGCTACGCGAGCCCGCTCCAAGGGGGCGATGTTTTCCATAGAAGTGGCTTGGCCCACCTCATTGACGCCCCTCAACCTGCGGGACAGGAAGTCGCTAGTGTCCTCCGGAGCAAGAGTGCCTCCAGCTTGAGGAAAATCCGCATCGGGAGACGGCATATCAGCGGAACGTCCGCGCAAAATCTCTTCTACTGGGACGGGTCTGCCTTCAAAAACCGGAGCTTTTGACGCACCTTTTGGACGATCACGCCCCGGACCAAAGAAGGTATAACCCAACGCGCCCAGTGCGGCAAGGCCAGCTAAATCGCGTGAACGAGAACGTCGAGCCATGATGGCCTCCTATCAGCAATAGCCGCCCTTTTTCATGCCCAGAGGCTTAGAAGCACCCATCTTTACCATGGTGCCCTTGGTCTTGCCCTTGGTGGCAACGCCATCTTTGCTGGGGGCGGCGGTCTTGACAGCGCCCATCTTGGCAGTGGTGATGCCGCCGTTAGCCATCTTCTTCATGCCAGCCTCGGCCATTTCATGCTTGATCATGGACTTGGGAGCGCCCTTCTTTTTCATGAAGGACACTTCCTTTTTCATCATCTCTTTCGATTCTTTCATGTCACCACCTCTTGAGAAAAGTTCCATCTTGCCTTGATTGGTCTTAGGCTTGTTGATAGCTTGTGCATCTGCACGGCTACCAGACCCAAACCGCTTGCCCTTGTCTGCTTTCATGAACTCTTTACCAACAGACTGCGGGACTCCTACACGTTTGGCAGCGGCGGGGTCATTGGCCACCATCGCCATCAAGTTGTGTTGGGCTTTACTTTTGCTTGGCATCGTCTTTCTTCCTGCGGAAAAGCTTGTAAAAGTCTTTCCCGGTGGTCATTTCGTAGATACGCATGGCACCAACGATTGCACCGATCAAGCCGAACAACGGTGTAAGCATGTTTAAAAATGCGCCAACAGTGCTGAAGATCGCTATTACGTCTAGCACATTTTTGACGGCATCCGTGTTTTCGCTCATGTCAGCAGTTCCACGCCCGAAGGCTTTTGTTGATACGGCTGTTTGGGTCTTTCTTGGCTTTTTCGCCGGTCAACTTCTTCTTCATACCCTCCATACGGGCACAAAAAGAGTCGCGGCGTGAGCCGCCCTCGGGCTGCGGAGGCTTGAGCCCCGGTTTGCCCGGATTGGCCTTGTTGTAGGAGGCTCGGCCCTTGGCGTTGAGTCCGCCCTTGGGGTTCTTGCCTTCCTTGCGAGTCCATGCTGGAGTCTTAGCCATAGAACACCGTTGCGGTCACGTTGGTCACCAAACCCACAAAAATGCCATCCTTGGCCAAAATGCCTTCGCCCGGGATAACCACATTGAATGCGGTCGGGTTGTAGGAGTCGGCCTCCAAAAGGATGTCAGCGTACATAGACACCGCAGGAGAACCCGTGATGGTGCCGGTTGCTGAGTCTGTCACCGTGAAGGTGTTGGCATCTGATACTGTGACCGCATAGACGTTGTCTGTCGCAGTTCCGCCTGTTCCGGCAGAAAAGTCCAGCCAAACTCGGTCCCCAGAAGTGAGGCCGTGATTGGTGATGGTCACCGTCACAACATTGGTAGACCGCCCGTATGTACCTGTCTGCGCCACATTGTTGGCAAACACGGTATTACGAGTGGCCGCACTGGCGTTCGCGGACACAATGGCCCCCTTGATCCGGGTGCGGTAGTCAACCACCAGCCCGGATGAGGTCATATGCGCCGACTTTACGTCGTATTGCATCGTCATGATGCGCTCCTATTAAGCCGTGCGGCTAAAGGTGTAGGCGGTGGCGCTGGAGAACATCAGGGTGAATCGGGCCAAGCCAGTTGCACCAGCAGCAATGGTCAGGTCGCCAAAGTTGGCGGTGCTGCCATCTACGCCAGCACTGGATAGGACTGCGTTGGTGTTTGCGGCCACAGTCACAACGCTTGCGCCTGCGGTGTTGTCAACAAACAAGTCCAGAACTGTGCCGCGAGATGCGCCAATAGCGGTGCCCAGATCAGTGCCGGTGGGCAACGTAATCGTGACAGTTCCAACCGAAGTGGAAGTGATGTAGCCGTCAGCAACCTGAGCCGCAGTAGCGGTGCCAGTGGTGTTGATAGCGTTCAGGGAAGTGGGTTGGTGGCCTTGAATGAAGCCGTTCTGAGATACGACCGGGCCGCTGAATGTAGTACGTGCCATGATTCCTCACATGCGAGTTAATTGAGGGCGCTCTGTCTGCATGTCGTCAGCCGGGACTGTCAGAAACGCCGGGGACCCCGGAATAAAGCCAATATACAGGAAAAAGAAAAGGGGCACAAGGCCCCCATTTTTTATTTTTCGCTAACAAAGCTGTTCAATGCCCGCGCTCGTTCAAGCACCTCTTCCAACGAAGGCCAAACTGGTTTTTCACCTGCTGTAGCTTTGGCATGGTATTCGGACTCAAGCATCTCTCGGGCGGTGTGCAGCATCTGGAAGCGAAGTTCGTAGGCGTTCATGTGTGTACCTCTGTGTGTGAAGGGCAAGATTGCCCAAACAATTTTTATCATGCCGGTGTTGTGGTGTCAACATATCTAAAAGACCAGCCTTTAAGCGGCCCACGAGTCAGTGGTGCGCCAGACTTCAGTGCCCGGTTCACGGTTGGTGGCTTGAGCTTCAACGCCTCCCGCAGTGCAGCAATACTGGCGTACACCGTAGCGTTCCCTGATGTATCTGTCACCTCTACCGCCTTGCTGACCTTGGCCCCATGATCGGGGCGTTTTTTGCCGTACCAGAAGTTGCCTTCCCCGGACAAGGTGGCGCTGATCTTGGCACGGACTGCGGCGGGTTGAGGCTTGCCCCGCATGGTGGCCCTGCGCTTGAATTTCTCCTCATCGGTTTGGATGCGGGTTTTGGAAGCTGCGGCAATTTTGGCTTTGGCTTCGTCTGATTGTGCAAATCTTTTACCCCACATTGGGTTCTTTTCACCAAACCAACCGCGTGTTGGGGCCGTAGCGTCCGTAGCCAAGTTATAGCAGTAATCCTTGCCCACATGCTCCTTGAGCCAAACATTTTCAGCGGCTAGAAGGTCTTCGGTATCCGGCACCGTCTGTACGACCGCAAATACAAACGCCTTCTCACCGTACTTGATCCACGCCGCTTGCAAGTGTTTGTTGGCGTGATCCCCCCGCCGCAGACGCCATAAATGTCGCGCCTTCCGCTTCTCGTAATTGACGGCACTTCCAACGTAAAAGTTCTGGTTGAGGACGTTGATGATTTTGTAGATGCAGCGCATAGGGGCTCCGTGGTTGGTGCCCATAGTGTACATCAGGAGAATGAATAACGCAAGCTCAAAAAGAAAGGGGGACCGAAGTCCCCCTCTGTAACCCGCATGGTTACTGGGTTTTCATCAGGTCGAGCCTGACGAGCCCCACATACCCAACGGATCCGACCAGCCGAACGAGTAACGCTCACGAGCCTTGTACCGGACGTTGCCGGTGTCAAAGTCGCCGTCCATAGAGTTCTGCAACGGGGTCCGCACGAAGTGCTTCATGCCGTTGGGAACGTCCGTGGTCAGGAACCAAGCGTTGGTGTCGGTCAAGAAGTGGTTGACCGTGTAACCCTCAGGGATTGCGCCCATCTGCTTGATAGCGTTGATATCGTTATCAGCAGTTGCAACCCGCAGTTCGGTGTCAAGCAGACGCTTGGCCACGAACATCAGGCTGGGGGGAACAATCAGCTTCTTGGGCTTGGCAGCGATCAGCAAGCCACGCTCATCGGTCCAACCGGCGATCTGAATAACGGCGGCTTCCAAGGAAGTCTCGTTCAGGTCGACCTGAGTACCGGGAGTGTTGCTGTTGACGCCACCCGACACCAGCGGATGGTTTGCGTTGAACAGGGAGACGCCATCACCACCGGGGTAGGTGTTGGAGAAACCGTTGTTCAGCACAGCGGCGGCTTTCACCTGTTTGGTGTAGGCCATAGCACGAGCCAGCGCCTTGGTATAACGAGCCGAGAGGCTGTCATACAGGTTGTCTTCAATCGCCTCTTCGGTGATCGAGAAACCCAGAGCGATGGTTTCGTGGGTGTATCGAGTGGTCCAAGCCTCTTGCGCGTTGTCATAGGCAATTGCACTGCCCTCGTTCTTCACCGGAGCGGCGGAGAAGCCAGACAGTTTGGTTTCCTCTTCAAACGAACGCTCGGAAGTCTCGGTCTCGTAGATTTCCTTGTGCTCTTCGCCATAACGAGCGTACTCCATCCCGAACAGGGCGTTCAGGCCGGGGAGCAGCTCTTTCAGCAGTTGTGCGCGTGAAATAGCCATGATTTACTCCTTTGCTTAAACGCCAACGGGGTTGAGGTACTGATGCCCGCCAGTCACAGTGCTGGTAGTGGCGAAGGTGCCCGGGGTTGGCTCAGTGGTGGCAGAAACCACGTACGGAGCGTTCCACTTGCAAATCACTTCGACAAAGTTACCAGACGAGTTGGCAGTATCGGGAACCACATCAATGATGCGGATAGGCAGCGATGCAGTGCCGGTGTTGCCCGTGGTGTAAACCCCGATACGGCTGTCGCCGGTAGAGGTCAAACCAGCGTTTTGCACCAGTTCAGCGTTCGTACCAATCACGCTGATCCCCAGATAAGTGGGGGTCAAGCCATTGCCGCCTTCGGTCTGACCAGCAACCAGAACGGCCTTGAACAGGACGTCCGGATCATCAACGACATAAGCGGTGATGGTGGTGCCGGTAGGTGCAGCGTACCCGGTGGGGTAGTACTGCGCGAAGATGGTTTGGCCTTGCGCGTTAACGTAAGAACAACCTTGGAAGATACCAACGGGAGTGGCAGTTGCCTGCCCGGTATCTTTTTCCAGATAGCCCGTCGAAACAAGCTTCACCACATCTCCATAAAAGATGTTACCAGCGAACCCGGCAGGGTCAATCTGATATTGGCGAGTTTGTCCGGCGAACACCTGACCACCGATCAAATTGATCGGCTTAAGACCGTAAGGACGGTCGATGGTGGGATAAGCCATTAGAGACTCCTTGATTTAAGAACCAGAACCAAAAGTGACCTTGGTGCTTCGTTCAGAGAACTTCTTCATCCGAGGATCACTTTCACTGAGGTAAGCGTTGTCTACCGACTCCATCTGAACTTTGTTTCTCTGCTCAAGAGCTTGCATCCTCTGTTGCAAAAATTCTTCCGGAATGCGGCAAAGCAACAATCCGCCGATCTCGATGCCGCCCTTGAAGCGGCCCTCAGTCACAGCGGGCAACATAAGCTCAGGATAGTCCTCTGCTTTGCAGGGTTCGTATCCTTCGCGCAACTTACTAGAGATGTTCTTGGGATCACCAGTACCCATAGTGCTCAACCGGACCCAGCGATGCTTCCAGCCCGGACGTTCATCAGGGTTGGGTAGGGCATCCGGATCGCGCCACTGCTGGGGGCGCATGTTTTTTTCACGCGACTCCATTGCACGGGCCAAGCGATTCTGACGTACGGGAGCGTCGGTTTGAGTTTGCTGATCCATTATTCACCTCTGTTAAGTAAAGCAACCTGTTTTGCGTATTCTTCCGGTGTAATCCCAAGTTTTCTTGCGAGACTTACTTGAGACTGTTTCAGTTTGATACGACTAGGCGACGAACTACGGGAAGCCGGAGCTACCACCGCAGATGGTCTTGAAGCACGGCGTGGGAGTTCTTCCTCCTCAGCCGGGGCTGACCTCTTTCGTGGAGGCGGGTCATCGTCCTCTTGGCTCTGAGTCTCAAAGAACTCAGGAAATCTTTTTCGTATGGTGCGGTCAATTGTCTGGAAATACTCTTCCGTACCAACATATTCCGCACCATACTCTCGCTGCAACTTCTTGTCAATACCCATTGCAGCCATCGTCATTTCTTCGTCCGCGCCAAACCAATCACTATTGGCTTCCACCCATCGTTTGGTCCGGGGACTGACTCTCGGGGCGGCAGGCTCTGCCTTGGCGGGGCTAAATTCTTCTTCCTTCTCAACCTCAATTGGTTTGAGAGTTTCGGCTTTATCAAGCCTCAAAGTGGCTTTGGTAATAGCCTCTTGCGCCTGAATAATGGCCTCAGAATCCGCCGCCTCATAGGCTTTGCGGTACTTTTCCTTGGCTGACTCAAGCTCGGCCTGAGCAGCATTTTTGGATGTCTCGATGTAGGCTTTACTGCCGTTAGAAAGCTGCTGCTGGAGCTTTTTATTCTGTTCAAACACCTTGCGGGCGAACTCTTCAGCAACCTCTTTCTCTCGCATCGCCTGCTCTTTGGCGCGACGCTCATCGTGATACCCACGGGTAAATTTCTTGAACCGCGCTTGAACTTTCTCGTCGTAGGAGTTCAACTCCTCATCCGTAAGTTCTTCTGGAGGAGGCGCGGCTTTTCGGCCACGGTCTTGTGGCGGCGTGTCGTCCTCGACTTCAATCTTTACATCGGCGTCATCGGCTTTGTCGGCCTTGAATTTCGCCTTTTGTTCCGCCTCATCGGGGAACTCAAACTCTTCAAAATCTTGCGTTGCCATCTGTTACTCCTTATGCAGCGCGGGTGATCCCACGCGGGTCTTCCACAACGGCTTCGACCGATTCATCGTTGATGATACGGAACTCTCGGCCATGAATCTTCAGACGAGTGCCTGAATTGGGTCGGACGATGACAAAGTCACCCTCTCTGCACGACGGCCCACTGGGGAAACGAGTGGGGTCTTTGTAGCAATCAGGACCTAGCTTGACCACAAACAACACGGGGGTCAGAACCTCCTCGTAGTGCATGGTTTGTGCGGACTTAAGAATTTCACTGTCTTCATACTCCGCCATCGCCTCCGGTACCACACAAAGCATGTGGTATGTCTTCGGGTCAGGAAGCTGTTTGGCCTTTTCCTCCGCACTCTTGTTCAGAATACCGGAGAGGTCTACAGCAGCCACATCAAATTCACTCATCGTTGGTTACCTTTCGCACGAGGTCGTCAATCACATGATCTGCGTAGTTAAGACCCCGGATCACTCCACAGACTTTTTTGTACTCGTCGTACGTATCGGCTCGGCTGGCCGCAAGAAAGGCAACTTGCTCCTGCCGGTACTTATCAATCTCTTTCTGCACGAGTGCAAGCACTCGGATGGCATCATTCATTACGACTTACTCCTTTCGGGCTGGCGTTGTGGGCGGTTTGCCTGTGACCTCTCCTTGGCGATCTGTACGCCAAGTCGGGCTCCCTCAAGCTCAATGTTTTTGTTGAGCTTGTCCTTCGCGGCGGCTGCGTTGGCTGCAACCTGCATGGCGGCAATTTCTTTCTGCGCTGCAATCCGTGCTTCCTCAACCCTGATCTGATCGGCTTTTGCCGCTGCGTCGGTGGCCTGCTTCTGTGCTTTGAGTTCAAGGTCTTTCATCTTCAACTGCAACTCTTGCATCTGCATTTGAACCACCGGGTCCTGCATCTGTTGCTGGGCCTGCATCTGTGCCATCTCCTGCTGCTCACGCTGGAGCAACTGCTGACTCGCTTGCGCAGAAAGCACCGCCACCCGGTCTGCAAGCTGCGGCGGAATCTTCTGTTGCTCTTCTCCTTTTTCTTGCAGCGGGGGCAGCGGCATACCCATAGCTTGCTCAACCTCAATGCGATACTGGAACGCAAGGTGCTCGTTAATGTGGGCCATAGTTGCGGCGACAATAGTCTGCGCAGCGGGGTTCATCTGCAAAAGCTGCTGAATCTTCGGACTCTGCATAGCAGCCATGTGGGCCTGAATGTGCGCCTGATGGTTCTGCTCCAAGAACGCCTTGACTGGCTTTTGCGTCAAGAGATTCATGTTCTCCTGTACCGGGTCAATTGGCGTCGCATCTTCTTCAATCGGGACCAGCTTGGCCGCGTTCTTGATGCCCAGCACCTCAATCATCTGACGGTGGAGCAGCGGCATGTCATACAACTGGGGAGCGGTCTGAGCCAACTGAAGCACCGCTTGATACTGGACCACCTTCTGCGCCATAGTGGAGGCGTTGGGGTCGCTCACCGGGATGACGTCGACCATGTCGTAGTCGGACTTCTTGGCCTTGCGGGAGCCATCGACCGGCTCGTAGTCATACTCCTCGGGCGTATAGTCCGCGATGATCACTTTGAGGAGCTTGAACTCCTGCTTCATCGAGAAGTGCATCCGCGCTTGAACAGCGCCCATTACCTTCAACTGCCGCTCCAACAGGGCCAGAGTCGTACCAACTGGAGCGTTGGCCGACATGTCACTGACGCTCATGTCGCCAGCGGAGGCAAACTGACGGCCCTCCGTCACGATCTGATTGAACAGCGTGTATAGAACCTGAGACGGCTCCTTGTACGGCAGGGGCAGGATGTTGTCGCGGATCGAACCGGACGGTACATCTACATCTCGGAACTCTCCCGGCGCGATGGGAGTGTCATCACCTTTAATCCGAAGGCCCCGTGATTTAAGTCCTCCGGGGAGATTCGAGAGAGTGCCCGCATCAACCAATTGGCGGATGAGCATGGTAGCGGACTTAGCGTAACCTCCAATGAGATGGATAAGCCCGTAGCCGTAGAACCCGAAGCCGGGGATGTATTGATAGTGGACGAAGTGCTGCCGTTTGAGGTGGAGTTGGTCATCTTCATACCAATTGCGGCGGATAGCCAGAATCTTGCTGGTGCCCTTTTCAACTGTGATCACGTACGGCAGTGCAATCCCAGTGGGCTCTCCCTTCTTATTCTTGTGCTCAAATCCGGGCAAGTCAAGGTCGATGTGCATCTCAAGGATGCGGAACCGATCATCCTGTATCGCAGACATGCCGGTCTCTTCGGCCTTCTGCTTCTCGATGTCGTCAAGCTGGTGCGTGGGCTCTCCGAGGTCTACGTCCACGTAGAACCCAGCCTCCATCAGCTTGGTAACGTCGTTCTTGGTCTTACGCATCACATGCGTGACCCGCTCTGCCTTCTCGATACTTGATGCGCCGTAGGGCACCACGATGTCTTCTGCGGGGATAAACACCGCCGCCTGACGCCCGAGACTTGGGTCGTAGTACACCTTCTTGAAGGCGCTGCCCGCAATCGGCAAGTTCCACAGCAGCTTCTCGTGCTCGGGACGGTACTCGACCATCACCTCGGTAAGCTGGTAGTTCATGTCATCGCGCACCCGCGCCGCCGCTTCTTCTACCTCGGGAGTGTCGCGGCCAATAATTGTGGTCTTGACTGGTCCCGCAGCGGGGAACGTCTCCGTAATCCCCTCACTCTGGAACCGCACCACAGACTCAGTGAGCATGGGGTGAAACACGCCACAAGCTCCGTTCCACGGCTCTGTACGCTCCTCGTACTTCAGACCCAGTAGCTTGAGCCCCTCTACGTAGGTCTGCATCCACTCTTTGCGATCTTGTACGTCCTTGTCAAACTCATCGACAAGCTCTGAACCCAAGGAGTCCAACTCACTTGAGTCCATATATTCCGCGAGGTTGGCGTCAAAATCTTCCGCCGTTTCTTTACGCGGCTTGAGGTCAATCTCAATGTCGCCCATGCCGATGCGTACCTCTTCGGGGTTCTCGATCTCAATCTCCACGGGAGGAGCAACATCCTCCATCATCCCCAGAGGCGCTGCGTACAAACCTTTTTCCATTGCCATGATGGCTCCTTAAACCGTGTAGTACCGCTCTCTGCGGTGACTCTTGAAATACATAGTCTCTTCAGGCTCATCCATCGGCAACCTGATAAAGCCCCCTTGCCGAAAGCGCATCAGGGCTTGTGTTGTCGAGTCCACCAAGTCATCATTGGCCCCCGACGGGAAGTCATTGCACTCCTCAATGACCTCTTTGGCCCACCTGCGGTCCGGTGCCCACACTATCCCTGACGAAAACAAATCAGAAACGGCGTTGACCCTGCTGATCTTATCCTGCCCTTTACCCGGCGTAAACTCAGAGACAGGCACCCCCATACGCCTAAACTCTTGGTACAGCGCCGCACCGTTGGACTTTTTCTCCACGATGAACGCATCGGGCTCCCACTCTTTGTACTCCTCAAGCACCATTTTCTTGAGTTCCGGGAACTCCATACGCTTCTTTATGGCGTTGAGCAGGATGATGTTGTAGTTCTTTGTCTCTTCGTTGAAGAACACACCCCATATTGTCAGTGCGTTGTAGTCAGCCCTGTTGTTGGACTCCTGCGCAGCGTCCAGAGACATGATCAGGAACTCGCACGACGGCGGTCTGTCCTTGTCCCATATCTGCCACCACTCCCGCTTGATCAGCGCCCCCTCTTCCGAGACAGGGTTCTGCATGTATTGAGCCTGCCAGTACCGGGGGTCCATGCCCGCTTTCTTGGCCAGCAGTTCATCGAGTGACCAGAAGTCCGCCCACAGTGGTTTGTCGTTCAAAATGGCCGGAAACTCAACCACCTCCCACGGCTCAACGTCCTCTTCGCGCTCCATCTGGGAAATAACCTGCCCAGTGAGGTCCAACTTGGACCACCGAGTCATAACAATGATAATCGCACCTCCCGGCATAAGGCGCTGGAGAGGGCCAGACTGAAACCACTCCCAAGTAGGAAGAAAGACATCGGGTCTTCCAGTTTTAGCCTCTTGCTCAGAATGAGGATCGTCAATAATAAATAGATCAGCACCGCGCCCAGCAAGAGCGCCACCCACACCAATTGCAAAGTATTCGCCATTGAAGTTTGTCCCCCATCGTGAGGCTGATTTTGAGTCCGCCTGAAGCTCAACTTGAGGAAAAACGTCCTTGTAGAGGTCCGATCCGACCAGATTTCGCACCCGACGACCGAAATTGACCGCCAAATCCGACGTATGGGAGGCCATGATGACCTTTTTATGGGGGTATTTACCCAAAAACCACGCCGGAGCGAGATAGGAGATCAATTCTGACTTGCCATGACGCGGTGCGATGTTGACGATCACCCGTTTTTTGCGTCCAGCAGCGATTTCTTCAAAAATTCTGGCCAATCTACGGTGATGAGGGCCAACTTTGTACCCCGGATATACGTGATCGACGAAATCAAGCAGTGAATCACGCCCCAAAACTTGTACTTTGTCAGCTTCCCACTTCTTGAGAAGCTCCAAAGTGTGGCGTTTGCCCTCTTCCGTCATGGACGGAAGCAGTTTTTTGATCTCCAAGACCCTGTCAGATGTCAGTGATGTCGTCATTTATGACTCTGGCAGGTGCATCAAACGTACGTTTCTCGGCTTTCTCAAGCAGGAGGAGGAGTTCTTTCTCTACTTCCTCGATGGACTGCTTATGTGTGACCTCAGTGCGGCGTTTGAACGCATCAACACCGTCAATTTCACCGAGTGAGCGCAGGGCTTGGAGCCTGTATTTGGCCTCTGGGTGGCGCGTTTCTTCCACCAGCTTGTTGACCACATACGTTTTGATCTGAGCCAAGTCCTTGACAACGTACGTGTCGTGTTGAGCTACGAGACCGGCAAGATATGCAATGGTCTCATTCTCGTAGAGAGCTAATTGGGGACTGACGCTTTTGTCGCCCAGCATATGGTTGGCCGCTTCAAGAGCCTGTCCCCTGTGCTGGGGTGAGGGTTCGATGGGTTTGCCAGTCAGATCAGAAATCATCTTGACCGTTCTTGCCCTCATCTCCAACTCTTCGCGTGGAGAAAGGTCTGGCATAGCCTCCTTGGCCGATTCCGGCAGGGGGATATCTGAGTCGATGTTTGGAACAAAGTCGTCCATAGAGGAAAGGCGGCACTCCATGAGATGAGCGCGAATGTATCAGAAAAATTTGCAGTGTGCAAAAAATTTTAGAGGAGGTTGGGACTCCTATGGGGGTGGGTTGGAAAAGTCGGAGTTACACAATACTGTATGGAAAAACAGTAGGGGAGGGGGGGGGAGTTTGGGAAATGGGGTGGTGATTTGTGCAAATCATACTGATAGGGGACGCGGGGGGACCCATTTGGCGATCTGGGGGGTGGGGGTCGCTCAGGGGGCGATAATTCGTCAGAAAAGGGATATCCCCTATAATTTGTTTACCGGACGATGTTGTTCGGCAATTCTCTCAATAGAGGAAACAAAATGAAACGTACTACTGAAATCCTGAACAAGGCATTGGCTGACGCAAAGCAAAACGTCAAAATGATGCAAGGTGACGTACAGAAGCTCAAGGGCAATCGTAGGACTCTGGGTCGCATCGTCAGCAAGCTGGTTAAATGTTTGCGTGACGATGACCACATCCATGTATCTACAGGCGGGCACATCTACATTACGATGCGCAATCTGCCGGGATTCAAGAGCATGGAATTGACCATGCTTCTGAATACCCTCGAAAACATGGGGGAGTGCAAGGAAACACGGGAAACGGCGGAATGCCTGAATCGGGATTATGTCTACAACGTGGAAGACACAAGGGTAAATGTCTGGGCTTACGCTGATGAGGATAGCGGGGCTTGCCAGCGAGTCCAAGTGGGTGTCGAGCATGTAGAGCGCCCCAAATACATGATTGTCTGCAATTAATCTAAACCAACCGGGGGGCCAAGCGCCCCCCATTTTGAAAGGAAAGCACCGTGAATACTAGAGATAGAGGACTTGATGTAAGCCTGCACACGGAAGAATATATGGCCGAAAGAGAATTTCAAGCCAAAGGTTGCGGGTTGGCGGTCAAATATTGGCCAGACAACAAGGTGACTATTACGGACACTCTCAGCGGGGAAAGTGGCGTGTTCAATAAATTTGATTTCCTTTGCGCAGACGACCCGCTTAAATTCTTCGCAGACAATTTCTGACCAACCGGGAGCCACACGGCTCCCGGTTTTTTTGTGCCCCGTGGTTTGATACCAGTTATTAGTGGCCGCGCGAGTCTGACCGCGTGAGCGTGGCCTGACGCACTATTTAACGTGTCAGGATTGGATGACGTCATATAATAACCATACGCCAGACAATCCCGTTTGGCGTATTTTGTAAAACTTCATTGGAGTAATGAAAAATGAAAGTAAAGACAGAAAAGCCTCTCTCGGCTATTGAATTTTCCGAGCCTACTAGCCTCAAAGATGCGGGTTATAAACTAGCCCGAATCGGAGAGTCAATCCGTAGTATCGCAATGTATATGCTTCAGTATCCTGAATTTGTCTCAGAGCCTGTCGTTAATTCTCATAAAGAGATTCGCAATGATTTGGCCGAGGGTTACAAACTACGCTTTCACGAAAAGCAGGGGCAGGATTACTACATTGTCAGCAAAGATACAGGGGCATGGCTAAAACTGACAAACAGTCTGGATGCTGACCATGCGGAAAAATTCGAGGCCGCACGAAAAGAAAAGCGGGAAGTCCAGATTGTCAGCGTGTATGTTGCATCAGGGATATCTCAGCAGGAATTTGGCAGGCTTGCGAAGGATGACCCGGAACAGCATAAGGTGGTCAAAGAGTGGCGCACGAAGTGGCGCGGGTATGAGTCCAATAAAAATAAGGATTTGGAGTCAGCGGTGCGCGATATCCTGCGTGAGCAGTCCGGCGAGAAAAAGACTCGCACCACGTTAAACTTTATCGAATCTGCAAATAAGGTATTCGATGCGTGGGACAAGTCAGTAAAAGTAAAACAAAATAAGGGTGATGAGACCGCCGATCCAGTCCGCTTCCGCACAGCAAGAGCCGCTTTCTGGAAAGCATATAACGCTTGATGACTGAGTGATGATTAGCCCGGAGCCGAAAGGCTCCGGGTTTTTTTTTCGTCCGCGATTTTTGATACCAGTTATTTGTCGGCGCGTGCGTGTATGACCGCGTGGGCGTGGGCGTGGGCGTGAGCGCAGACGCATGGCCCCGCATGGCTAGACTCTTATTTAGCGTGTCAGGGTTGGATGATTTCCTCTTCCCGATTCCAGCGATTCCAATTGCCAATTCCAAGTTCCAATCAAGCTGGAACTGAGTTGAAATAGTTGGAATCGAAAAGCGCCAAGTTCTTTTTCGTGATTGCGTAGAAGAACTTTTCGGGTTTTTGATTCCAACCGATTCCAAGTCGAAATAAACAAAAGTACTACAAAAATTCCAAGTTTGTAAAGTTTGTTCCAAACTGGAATTTTTTCTGGAATCGTCGTTTTCCTGTTTAAAATCAAGGACTTAGCCTGTGGATAACCTGTGGAAATTCCAGAATTCCAGCTTTTCAAAAGGACAAAGGGTTTGCCGAGCACATCTTTTGAGAAGGCAAGGAAGGAACGCGAGGTGCAAAATCAAGCACCCCCAAACACAGCACATAAGCACTCAACCAGCTTTGTCCTTTTTTTAGCTTGGAATCCTTGGAATTCTGGAATTTATAGTACTCTACTACTACTACTAGTAGAGTATTTCTATTGTTTTTGAATACCTTCTTCAGCACATTTCCGATTCCAGCGATTCCAATTTTTCGTTCCAGTTCCAACCCAAACTTTACACTAGCCTTCACCCTACCCTGACGCCCTAGTTGAGAAAGTTATCCACAGACGAGACTTAACCTTCTAATAAATGTATAATGGAATCAGTTGGGAATATAACCCTGCTTCCCAGCTAATTTAGATGTCAGGGTTGGATGACTTTTGAGGAAACGATCATGAAGCAAAAGCTACTGCTAAAACCCATCGGGAACACATTGCCCCCCACCGCAATCCATTTCGTCATTTCGCCCACCTACAGGCGTGAGCTTGCCAAGGCACGGCGCGTTGTGACCGGGACGGCGCCGATTGCCAACTTGGAACCGCAAGACAACTGCATCAACACGCTGGCAACGGATCAGGAGCTTGCGGACTTCAGCGAGGCCCGATGCTTTAACGCAAACACAGTCGACCCTGACTTCGACATTGACGGCTCACTAGAGTTTGAAGACGACAGCGGGTTAGACACCCCTGACGCACAGTTCAGCGGATTGACCATCGTCCGTCCCGGTAAGGACGCGCGGCGCTGGCTCAAGGGATACAACATCTTGTAAGAAAGGGATAGGTTATGCGTTATCTAGAGCCTTGGGAGATGGAGGGCGAAAACGCCATCGAGGTCAAAGTGCTTGACTTCCATGTCGCATGGTCGGACAGCAACAAGGTATTCATCTTCACGGGTGAGAAAAATGAGCGTGAGGATGGGTATAAACATATAGGCGACCTTGAGTGGAACGATGACTACACGGAGACAACGAACATCACCCGACTGCATGAGTTCACATTGACATGGCTGAAACAAAACAAACCGGAGGTATTGAAATGAAAACTTTTGAAGTTGAACTGCGCCGCACAAGTTACATCGTGCTGACCGTTGAGGCAGAGGACGCCGACCAAGCCGAGGACATGGCGTGGCAGGTGATTGAGCATGGCGACTACAAGCACGAGGACGCCGCATGGGACATTGAATCCGTTGAGGAGAAAGCAAATGATCAAGACAAGTGAACTGACAGGTGCGGCCCTTGATTGGGCGGTGTCAATTGCGGAGGGTGTTAGCTTCGTGCATGGAGACTGCGAATATGAACTTGATGGGAGAGTGTTTCAACGTGGCGGTTGCTCGGTAGAGCGACGGTACACAACCGACTGGGCACACGGTGGCCCGCTCATTGAGCGGGAGATGATTGAGCTTGTACCGCAAAGCCCTGCCTTGTGGGAAGCCATGTACAGAAATCAACACATCCCGCATGATGGCCCCACACCCCTGATCGCAGCTATGCGCTGTTTTGTTGCGAGCAAGCTGGGGGATGAAGTGGATGTGCCTTATGACCTCATAGACACTAATTAAAAAAGTCAATCGAACAAGTGGACTTAACTGTCAAGTTATGCTACAATAGAAGCAGTTGGGCAGGCGACTTCAGCGCCCAGCTATTCAACGTGTCAGGGATAGATGACTTTCAACGAAAGGGAGTGCAACATGGGACAGAGTAAGAAATACTTTGAGGAACTAATGCGGGTTGAGCCGGTGGCCCCGCAGGTAAGACCCCCGGTGGTTCATGTGATGGTCTGCGATGGCAAACCCGTTGCCGTCTATGTGGACAGACAGACCGCCGACTACGAAACGCACCTGTGCAAGCAAGCGGATGAGGCGATGGACGAGGCGCATACCTACGTCACCGTCACGTTACCCCTGACGACTCACCGTCTGGACTTTTGATGACTGCCCCCTGCGAGTGCGACCTGTGCAAGGAGGAGTACGACCCTGCCCGCCGCGAGGCTGGCTATGTGCTGTGCAAAGAGTGCGGGGAGACTGACGCACAACTCAAGCGCCGCTCATGGACTGTAGCCCCGCTAAACAAATCAAACTACATCCTTGTGACTGATCCGACCGTTTTATCTCAACTTAACCCCAAGAGGACAACATGAACTTTGAACTCACCGCACCATCAGAGGCTGCCCGCATCAGCCTCGCCACATCCTCCGTACTTGTCTCGGTGGAAGTAAATGTCTGGACGGCGACCAAGCAAGACCAGAGCATTTCCAACGAGGTGACCACAGCAAAGAATGCGTCAGCCGATGCTGGCAGGTTCACCAAGAACTTGCTTTCAAACTGTGCCCAACACAAAGCGCTGTTGAACTATCGGCAGACGGTGAGGAACTGGCTTCAGCGGGCGACCTACGACTGGGCTGGATCGACACGCTTGCTGCCCACATTCAACATCGAGAAATTCAAGAAGGAGTACGCAGAGCATGAGGTTGCGTTCAACAAGCTGCTCGATGATTTTGTCGTAGCGTATCCGGGCTTGGTCTCTGACGCCGCGTTCAAGCAGGGCGATATGTTTGACCGATCAGAGTACCCTGACGTAGTAGATGTGCGTTCCAAGTTCCGGATGAAGTTGTTTATTACATCTGTTCCCGCAAACGACTTTCGCACCGGCCAGATTTCGGAGGCGATTGCTGATGACCTGAAGCATCACTACGAGCGACAGGTGCGGGACATCGTGGACAACGTGATGCAGGATGCGGCTGAACGCTTTGTGGCGATTGCTTCACGGTTGCGTAACGCATGCGAGGAGGTCACGCCCGATGAGGACGGCAAGGTCAAGCGCAAGAAGGTCTACGAGACGACTGTCAATCAGGCGCGAGAGATTGCACAGACGCTCAAGAAGTTCAACCTGACCAACAACGCTGCGCTCAACGATGCGTGTGTGGCGATGGAGGACGCGCTCACAGGCGTGACGCTGACCGATCTGCGCGAGAGTTCATACGTCAGGCAGACCGTCAAGGACAACATTGACGACATGCTCAACAAGTTCGCACCACTGAGGAGTTTTAAATGAGTGACTTAGAAGTTGTGTTGCTGATCGCGCTGGGCGTGATGCTGTTCTTGTGGAATGTCGAGCGCAAGCGGGCCAAGAGTACGTTTGTGATTGCCGCAATGTTCCATAGATCGTTGGTAGGGGTAGCGAAGAAGGAGGTGACTCTGATGATCGACAAGGACGACAAGCTGGTCATCAAAGAGGTTGCGTCCGATAAGACTGTCACCGTGTGCTGATTCATTATTCACAGAAAGGGAAACCATGTCTCAAATCAATTTCAAACTGCGCGTCTCCATCAACGAGGCCAAAGACCTAATCAAGACTGTCGGCCATGAGATCACGCCGATCATCGTCTCCGAGCCGGGTGTCGGCAAGTCAAGCATCCTCAAGATGCTGGAGGCTGAGATGGGCACGGATGAGTACGACTTCATCTACGTGGACTGTCCTGTCAAGGACATGATGGACATTGCCGCGTCCATCCCCAACCACGAGAGCAGGTCTCTTGAGTACTACGTGTCTTCACTCTTCAAGCTGGGCAATGGCAAGAAGAAGGTGATCATGCTCGATGAGTTTATGAAAGCACCCAAGCTGTTGCAGGTGATCTTCACTCGCATGATGCTGGAGCGAACGGTTGGTGATGTTCCGCTGCCCGAAGGGTCTATCTTGTTTGGCACAAGTAACAACGCATCGGACGGTGTAGGTGACAACATGCTGGCTCACGCAGCTAACCGCGTCTGTCTGGCCGATATGCGTAAGCCATCGGCAGATGAGTGGAATGCTTGGGCTGGTGGGGTGGTCGATGGCAAGCCTCGCGTGGCGCGTTCCATCCGTGCTTGGGTGGCGATGAACCCTCGGGTTATGAAGTCATACACCGACCCGGATCAGAGCGACAACCCGTACATCTTCAAGCCTAGTGGGTCGGCTAAGTCATTCGCCTCGCCTCGCTCACTCACTAAGGCGTCTGTCATCGTGGAGAACCGGAACAAGTTCAGCGAGAACACATTGGCCGTGGCGCTGGCTGGCACTATCGGTGAGGCCGCCGCTAAATCAATGGCTGCGTTTATCAATCTGGAAAGCAAGCTAGTGCCCTACGCTGAGATCATCAAATCGCCAGACACCGCGAAGGTTCCGTCAGATATTTCAGCGCTGATCATGATGATGTTTGAGGCGACTGACTACATTGAGGATCAGGGTGGTCTGACATCCTATATGGAGTTCGTCAAGCGCATCCCACACTCCGAAGTGCAGAGCTTGTTCTTCACCATGATGATGCGGACAAAGCCCCGGATCGCTCGGTACAACGAGCAGATCAAGAACTGGGCGATTGAAAACCACATGCTGATGTGAGGCGTGTATGAAACGCTGGAAAGGTACTGTGGTGATGACCTACACCCAAGAGATCGAGATTGAAGCTGAGACTCAAGCCGAGGCCGAAGCAACGATGCTTGATTGGTTTGAACCCTCACGGTGCAACAACACCGCAGAGGGGTACGTTTGTGATGTAGCGGAGGTCAAAGATGACTCCTCTGTCTGAAAAGGTAGTGACGGTAGTGCTGTTCATCGCTGTCCTTGTTTTGTTGTTAGATGTTTTTTACTGGAGGCCATGATGAAACTGACTGAAGAACAACGGGTGAAGAAGGCGCACATTGCGCTGATGAAGCACCCCAAGACTGCGCTGTATTCTGGCGTGATGATGATGGGCAAGACGGAGGTGATAGATAGTCCGTCAGTCACTGCTTACACCAACGGTGTGGACAAGAAGTATGGCAGAGCGTTCCTGAACGCTGTGTGCAAGACAGATGCGGAGGTGGCTGGTCTGGTCTTGCACGAGAACCTGCACATTGCCCTGAGACATATGTCTCACAGTCTCGACCTGTTCAAGGAGAACCCGAAGCTTGCGAACATGGCGGCTGACTACGTTGTCAATTCCATCATCACAAACATGAACGAACCCGATCTAGCCAAACTGCCCGAAGGCGGTTGCTACGACAAGCGGTTTGACAACATGAACATGCGTGAGGTTTACCGTATCCTCAAGAAGGAGATGGAAGGCAACGAAGGTGGCGGCGGTGGGGGCAATAAAGATGAAGGTGAAGGCGGTGGCTCAGGTGATTCGTCAAGCAATGGTGACTACAAGTTTGACGAGCATGATGTAGGTGACCTTGACCCAGATGATCTACGAGAGTTGGACGAGCAGGTTGACCGTGCGCTGAGAGAAGGTGCGCTGTTGGCTGGGCGCTTGGGGATCGAGTTGCCGCGTAGTATCACTGAGATGTTTGAGCCGCAGGTTGACTGGCGTGAGGTGTTGCGTGAGTTTGTTACATCAAGCACCAAAGGTCGTGACGAGTATACGTGGCGCAAGTTCAACAGGCGTCTGTTGCCCAGTGACATCTACATGCCAACATTAGAAGATGAGACTGTAGGCGAGGTGGTGTTTGCTATCGACACATCGGGTTCGATAGATCAGAATCAGCTTAACGAGGCTGCGTCCGAGTTGGCTCAGATATGTGAGCTTGTGCAGCCTGAAGCTGTCCGCGTATTGTGGTGGGACACTAAGGTTCACGGCGAACAGTTGTTCAAACCCGAAGACTACAGTAATATCGCAAACCTGCTCAAACCCAAAGGAGGTGGAGGCACTCGCGTTGGGTGCGTGGCTGACTACATAAACAAGAAGTCAGTAAAGGCTGAATGCGTAATTGTGTTCACCGACGGCTATGTGGAGAGTAGCCCGACATGGGAGATCGCAATGCCTACGCTGTGGCTTGTGACCTGCAACAAATCATGGACCCCGCCATCCGGTGTGGTCGTTCCATTCAACTAAGCAAGAAGGGGTAAGACATGGCAAAAGAAATCATCGCATCGCATGCGGACAAGGAAAAGACTCAATCAGTTCTGGACAACAACGAAAAACTGAAGCGGTTGGTTCACGAGTTCTGTAGTGCGTTTAACGTATACATTGAGGCCGTCAAAAACCACTCTGACGGACATAAAGTTTGTTTGTCGTTGGCTGAGGGGCTTCCCTTCGGATACCTTGGGGTGAGCAGACATGATGGCAAGGAATACTTTTATTACACATCATCTTTTGTTACCAAGAAGCGCGGGTCAGTGCGTTCAAGTAGAGACACACGGGACTCTGACTCGATAACTGGTCTCTTGAAGTCGGTGCGGCTGCATCGGGATGTGCCCACTTTGGCGCAAGTGGTCGAGCAATATGCAAGTGGTGTGAAGTATGCGTTCAGGTCTGTGTATTACTCGCGGTCTTCCGTCTCCACGAATATTCCTAGCAAGCTGGCAAAGTATTTGGTTGAGCATTACGTCACGAATAGTGTTGACCCTCAACTCGATCAGGAAGTCCGAGATTGCTATCACAATCTACAGTTGGCAGCAGATAGCGTAAAGGCAAAGGTTGCAGACACGATTCGGTTTACCAAGGGCTGTAAGCTAGTTGGGTTGAGAGTAACGCGTGATGAGAAATTTTCAGGCTACGTACTCGGAAAAGCCACCGCCACCCTCAAGCACGACAGCGACGGCGATGTTGTGCTTGATACGGTCAACATTGAAGACATCAAAGGATGTCTGACTTTGGACGACCACCCGGACCTCGCGGCTGATTTGACCATCCTCAAGGCGTACATGCAGCCGAAGCATCCTTATGCGGATCACAACCCGTACAACATTCCGTGGAGTGACTCTTATTATTCTGATGTGGATGTTGCTACTGGGTACGAGGGACGCCATATTCTGTGGGTGCTCATTCCTAATGAAGCGTGAGGAGTTTCTCCCGATTCCGCACGAGTCCTTGACATCGTCTTATCGCGTACCCATGTGGACAGAATACGATGAGTACACGATCAACGTGGGCAAGTATCAGTCGCGTCACTACACGGACGAAACACTGCCGCCCAACCTGAAGGTGTCATTGGCGATGATCAATGCGTTTCCCTTTGTGTCACGCAACGAATGGGAGATAACCGATCTGGGCGTTTATGTGAACACACAGAACCCGAAACTGCAAGATATCGGCTGGCGCGTATCACAGACCATGTATGTGATTGTTATGCCGTATGAACAACTGATGGACATGAGGCTACAGAAATGACACCAGAAGGCAAAGTCAAGACCAAGGTCATCAAGACACTCAAGGCGATGGGCGCATACCACTGCATGCCTGTGACGGGTGGTTTTGGAACGTCAGGGGTCCCTGACATCTTGATTTGCTTTCGTGGGCGCTTCGTAGCAATCGAGTGCAAGGCTGGCAAAGGCAAGGTCACTGCACTTCAGCAGTCCAATCTTGAAGCCATACGACAAGCTGGTGGCGTGGCGCTTGTGATCACCGAGCTTGACGTAGATTTTGTAGAGCAACTTATCGTGGAGGCAACGAAATGAATGAACAGACCAAGCAACCCGTAGCAAACGCTAAACGCAGACCGCACTACCTGTCGTTACTCGACCCCAACTTCAAGTACGTACCTGCCGCCGCTACGGATGTGCAGAAAACATGGAAGCGGTTTGGCTGGGTTCCATCAGAAAAGAATCAAGGCACTCCAGATGCAGATTCCAAAAGCAATTCGCAAACAGGTTGAGTACTACGCTCGGGAGGGCTTTGATGTGATACACGCGGAACCAAGGGCTGGATCGCACTTCAAAGCAATCTTCGCTCAATTTTCTGAACCACAAATTCTGGCGAAAAACGTAGGCGACCCAAGGGCATGGAGGAACAATGTTTCTCGATACCGCCGCCTAGTAAAAGGAGAGCAGCTATGAGAGGGACAGGATTTAAGAACACTCTGGCTGAAAATCTCACGGCAATCAGGCCGCAACTCGACGCAAAAAGACACCTGAATACGCGGTGGAAGATGTGCTGGAAATGCCAGCAGAACAAGCCCCCAACTGGCGGAGACTTGAAGATCGTACCGGGCCTTATGAGATTTATCTGCAAAGACTGTGTGGATAAAAAGAAAGAGAGGACAGAATGAAAGTCGAATCTGGAATACCAATCCCCAAAAAGTTCCCGTTTGATGAGATGCAAGTCGGTGACAGCTTTGCCATCCCACCAGAGGTGAAGCGGGGGACTGTGGCTGTGGCGGCTATGCGTTACGGCGACAAGCACGGCATGGCATTCGTCACGAAAAAGATGCCTGATGGCTCTTACAGATGCTGGAGGACAGAATGAGCATTGAAGCAATGAAGCAGGCGCTGGAGGCGCTGGAAGAATGCAGGCGCGATCCTCGATTGAAGTACGAGCATTTGGTCTACGACAAGACCATCACTGCCCTACGCACCGCCATCGAGGCCGCTGAGAAGCAGGAGCCGGTGGCGTGGCAGGGTGTGCACGACCAGACTGATCTGTACTATCGCAAGCCACCGCAAGCTGACGTTAGACCCCTCTACACCACCCCACCCGCAGCACAGCGCCTGCCGTTGACGGATGAGAAGATTTGGCTTGAATACCAGAGGTTCTGGCCGTTTCATCCGGCAGAGGAGCCACGGCTCGCCAAAGACATCGTCAAGTTCGCCCGCGCCGTCGAAGCCGCGCACGGCATCAAGGAGAAGAACACATGAGCGATGAGAAATATGCCTGCCACGTTGATCTTGAAGGCCAAGAGCCAGATAACTGCGTGCTTGACGGTGGCGATCCCGATGCGTGCTTTTACACGCGCGTACACGGTCAAGCAGGCCGCCAAAAGTGCGGAGAGTGGAAGCCGATAAAGGTCTTGCAACCAAGTGCGGCGCAGCGGGAGTGGGTCGGGCTGACGGATGAGGAGATTGAACAAGGCTGTAAAGAGTCTTGGGTAACTTTACAAGCATGGCAGTCGGCTGTCTGGTGGGCCGAAGCCAAGCTCAAGGAGAAGAACACATGAACCCACAGACCAAAGAGCTAATCGACAAGTTTGGCGTTGATGTGGTCTTCGACACGATGATCCGGTGCTTGCAGATCGGCAACCAGTACGAACGAGAGACGGGCGAGAAGCTAAACCCACAGCATTTGGTGGCTGTGGTGTCGGCGCTGAACAAGGAGAAGAACAATGGATAAACAACCAGTAGCCCTGCG